ACCATGCTCAGTAGCTAATTGTTTTAAAATCTTTTTAGTTTCGCTCTTTACAATGACTTGTAAATGACGTTCACGTTCATAAAGCATTGCCATATTGACAGTCCTCAACGTTTGGGGTAACATATAATGAGTTCATTCGGAGTAGTATAGTATGAAACGTCATCCATTACCACTTGAAAGACTCACTTTAAATTTTAAAAGCATTGAAAAAAACACGGCACTTAATAAGAAAACATTTATTGTTCCAAATACGGGTTATAAGAATTTACCGCATACGACAATGCTGTTGAATCGAATTCCTTTATTTACACATGTAAATAAAACAGACAATAAACACTATGCAACAGCAAAAAGACCCATCGTTCGGATGAATAAATATGGCACATCCATATTACGACAAGGGTGTTTAACACCACTCCATCGAAACATCATAGATCTTTTACTTGCTCAACCGAAAAAATATGGAACACACACTACAAATGTTGAAGGTTTAGAATACCGTAGTTGTGTTTTTTCACCAGCCACTCTTTTAAACGATTTGGGTGATGTTCACAAATCAAAAGAGTGGTTGTTAGATAAACTTCGAGAAATGCGTGACGCAAGTTTTATATTGAAGCCAAACACTAAATTTCAAGGTGCCTCTTCTATATCTGAATGGAATTCTTTATTAATTTCTGTTTTTAATGAAGTAAAATCTTATGGAGAAGAACATAAAAATTACTTAATTGAAGTTCATTTTCAAATATCTTTTTTAGAATTGTGGAAACGTGACATGACTTTAAACTTTAGTCCATTATTATCAAAATTGATCACAATAGATCAACCTTGGTTGCAAAATATTATAAGATTTATTTTAACACAAAGAGAAGTGAATCAATGCTTGCATTCATTATTTTTTGATACGGGGTTATATTGTGATTGGAGCATTCGTTGGTTAAAGAATCAAGGAATGTTACCAAAAGATTTTGTACCCAACGAAGCTGATAAAATTTCAGATAGACAGTATCGAGAATATATTGGTTTTATCAAAAATGCAGCTATTAAGGATAAATTAGATTGTTTATTTGGACATTGGCCCGAAGGTCAAATGGGTACGCACAGTACTGGAAAAGGGATACACATATCTTTGTATTCAAAAACAGCACAAGATTGTGTTGTTTATTTTAAACGTAAAGAAGATGCTACTGATGAAAACAACAAAGATTTAATAATATACGGACGTATTAAAAATAAGGAAGAGCTTACAAAAACTTTTGAACAAATTTTTGAAGATTTAAGAAAAGAATTTACAAATGTTCCACAATTACAACTTCTCTTAACCAATGATATTGTAAAAGAATCTTTTAGTTTATTACCATTTATGGAACAAAAAAGGATACTTGTATTGTATCTTGATTGGTTTAAAGAAGATGTAAAAACTAAACAAAGACTTTCTTCTGATGAAGATACTTTATTAGAAAAAGCCAACCATAAACTAAAAACACTAGAACAAAGAATAAAAGAGCAACGTAACGTAGCCTTAAAAAGATTAAAAGTTAAAATAAAAAGTAAAGAATCTGGTCATTATCGAACTGTGAAAGATGTTGTTGATGAACTTTGAATGTAAAGCAAAAGGTACGTGATCGTGATGGGTATTTTACCATTTGAAATAAATGGGAGATAAAATGGCTAAATTAATTACTTTGCAGCGAGCAATTAAAGACCGACATGGTGAACCTTTTGTTATAAATATTGCATATTTTGCAGGATGTTGGGGAGCTTCTAAAGACTTTCCAACAAGTTCTTTACCAGATGAATATACCATAGTTTCTGTTTATGGTCATTTAATTGGAGTTTTAGAAACTCCAGAAGAAATAGTAAGACTCATAGATCATTATTCAAAAAAGGAGTAATCATGGAAATTAACATACAAGATTTAATAAGTTGTAATTGTTGTGGAATTGTTTTGGATAAGAGTAAATTGAAATTTCCTAAAGATATTTATTTAAAAGACGGTTCACCAGATCGCACCAAAGCTGTATGGCATGAGTATGATTATGTACCATACATCAGATGTCCAGTATGTAATGAAAGTATTTTGGAAAAATCATGAAAGATACAATTATTGCTTGGGTACATACGCTGGTTGCTATTACAGTCTTTTTAAACGCTTTTGATGAAAATTATTATTGGGCTTGGGTAGCAACCTGGTTTGCTTTTACTACTGCATGGTTTGCATGGATGGTTGTTGTTCGTACATCTAATAACAAAAGGAGTGATCATGGAAACCTTTGAACACGAACTTTCCCAGTTAATCAATAAGTATTCAGAAGAAAATCAAAGTAATACTCCAGATTTTATATTGGCCCATTACTTAGCCAGTTGTTTGGATATCTTTAATTTTGCACTCATTCAAAGAACTAAATGGTATCATTACAGTCAACCTCTACAACCCAAACAATATTCATTTTTTAAATCATATAACAATTTTTGAGGTTTCAAATGAAAAGTTGTATAGGCTGTAAACATTTAGTAGCTTGGGGCGCGGCTTGTAAAGGCGATGAACAATGGACCCGCCTAAAAGACCAAATGACCGGAGTTGTTTACTACCGAGACCTACGGTTTCCAAAACAAGGAGGGATGCGTCCTTCTCCGGCTGAAATGCGCAAAGAAGGCGGGCGCTGCGGACCTGAACGCCGACTGTATGCACCAAGTCTTATCGCCAGACTCTTGCCATGGTTATATGATAAATAATATGAGGTTTCAAATGAAAACGATTGTATGTTGGCAATCACTTTTAAAGTATGCTAAAGAATTAGCTCAAGCTGAAAAAACAGGTAATGCTGAAAAGATCGCTATCGCTAAACAGCGACATGATGATTATGTCCAGTTGTGTCGTGAAGCAGATGAGATGTGGTTAGGAAAAAACCGTCATGAAGTTGGATTTTAAATAGTTAGGTACAATCAATCCACATCCACTAACGGAAGATTTAAAATGAATGAACAAGATATTGAAACTGAAATTCAAAGTAAGAATTTGAATGCACCCCGACTGTCCCCGGAATTAATTGATTCAAGAATTGTCGGTGAAGATTATTACGTATTCCCCAACACCACATTGACTGTGTGTTGTTTGAAACTGAAGAATGGTTTTACGGTGACGGGTGAAAGTGCTTCCGTCAGTGTTGAAAACTTTGATGAAGAATTAGGTAGGAAGATTGCTCGTAGTCACGCACGAGATAAGATTTGGGCGTTGGAAGGCTACGCATTGCGTGAACGGTTGTGGTTAGGTGCTCAGGTATAACCATTCCGTACCCCGCTAATACAGCATTTGACGGGGTAAAAGATATTCCGTGGTGTTGTCAATGGTTACTTCATCCACGCTCGGAGTCGCAAGTTCGAATCTTGCCTATGTCGTTTAACGACTAGTAGTTCAGCGGTAGAACACGAGCCTCCAAAGCCCATTGACAAATGTTTCCCGGATTAACAAGTTTTTCTGTGGTGTAGTTAACACTTCCTTCGAAAGGTCACAAGTTCGAATCTTGTTACACTGAAAAGTGTTAGATATTGGAAGACTTTAAAACAGTGTTAATAAATCGTTACCCGGACAAACAAAGTTTTCGTGGTGTAGAGAACAGATACTTCACCTTTTAAGTGAGAGGTCGCAAGTTCGAATCTTGCCATTCTATGAAAGTGGGATGTAGCTCAGTTGGTAGAGCGCTAAATTTCTGTTTTCGCTATTTCCCGAATTCCATTGTTTGTCCTCACTCTTGTACATGTGAGGTTTTATGCAACTTAATACTCGATTTAAGCAATCCATTCCATGCACCCATGAAGGTGCTCCCGCAGTTCATCAATCTCCCATACAAGAATTACGTCGTGCCGTATTGGCGTGTATGCTGTGGGAAGATCAATTTTACGAATCCGGTCAAGATATTGGACAACGGATTAAAAATTTAGTCATTCAATGCAAACCGGAAGATGTGTCTGCGTTAGCTATTGAATGTCGGACTGAATATAAGATTCGTCACGCATCTTTATTACTGGCTCGAGAGTTGGCTCGTCACCCCAAAGCGATGGGAAGGATCGTTGGTGATACGGTCTTTGGGGTGATTCAACGTGCTGATGAACTCACTGAATTCTTAGCGTTGTACTGGAAAGACTCAAAACAACCACTAGCTAAACAGGTGAAGTTCGGATTGCAACGGGCATTTCATCGCTTTAGTGAATACCAATTAGCCAAGTACAATCGGGATAAAGCTGTTAAACTCTTGGATGTGATGCGTTTAGTCCATCCCAAACCGGCCAATGACGCGCAAGCACAGTTATGGAAACGTCTCCGTGATGGGGAACTGAAAACACCCGATACGTGGGAAGTGGCATTGTCTTCCGGTGCCGATAAAAAGGAAACGTTCACCCGACTAATTCAAGAGAAGAAATTGGGGTACTTGGCACTGTTACGTAATCTCAGTAATATGCTGAAAGCCAAAGTCGATCAACAGATCATCCGTCAAGCACTACTCGCTGGAGCAGTAAATTCTAAAGCTTTGCCATTTCGGTTTGTCGCTGCCGCCCGATACGCGCCCGCATTGGAAGATACGTTAGATCAAGCGATGCAATTGTCCGTAGCTGAATTGCCCAAATTACCGGGTAAAACCATTGTGTTGGTAGATGTGAGTGGGTCCATGGTGGGAACTAAGATTTCTACCAAGTCCGAGTTAGATCGATTGGATGCAGCAGCGGCATTAGCGGTATTGCTCACTGCATTATCGGAACAGTGTGCCGTGTTTGCGTTTTCAGATGGTGTAACGGTCATTCCTCCACGCCAAGGGATGGCATTGATTGATGTAATTCGGAGAACTCGACATGAAGGAACTCGCTTGGGATCAGCGATTAAGGAAATAAATAAAGAGTCATATGATCGTTTAGTGGTCATTACCGATGAGCAGTCTCATGATACTGTGGGCAAACCCAAAGGTAAGGGTTATATGATTAATGTGGCTTCATACAAAAACAGTGTGGGGTATGGACCATGGGTTCATTTAACGGGCTTTTCCGAATCTTTAGTGCAATGGATTCAAGCTGTTGAATCTTCTACTTAACACTAATAACACCTCACAATATCTGTGGAGTGTTATTTATCAATGGAATCTTTAAATGCATAAATTTTACAAAACACAAGATCCACAACAACAAGCACAAGTAGATGTATTAAATGAGATTGCTACGAATGTTCTAAATATTCGAGATGATTACTGCGCACAATTTTATAAAGATCCTAAATTAATTTTGTATGTGGGGCATAATGAATACATCTTAATGCGCCAATTCGGAGATTTTTATGAACCACGTAGATTATTGGAACCATCAGAAGATTTTTATTGGTTTAATTGTTTAGTAATTAGAGTGTTTAAAGATACTTATTGTCATATTGCACTGAATGAACCATTAAACTTTATTGCTTACTCACCTAACTTTAAGGATTTACCATGAACGAAGAAACATTGCAAGCCGTTACGGCACTGGCTCAAAAATTGGGAACCACCTCAGAATATCTTTGATCGGTATTAATTCAACAAGCGTATTTGGAAGCGGGACTTTCATTGGTCAATATGATTGTTTGGGGAATGATTACATTCTTTGTCGTTAAAATTGTTTATCTGAAAACTAAGACTCCACTAGAAACTGATGAAGATCATTATCCAAAAGCTCAATGGGTAGAAGAAGGTGCAGTAGCAGCTTGGTTAGTTTCTGGTGTTTTAATATTGATTGCATTTATTATTATCAGCGAAGAGTTTAATAGTTTAATCACAGCTTTATTTAATCCAGAATATTGGGCATTGAAACAGATCATTAAGTAAAAGATCGTGATTGACAACTAGTGAATAATGTAATATAGTACGGAATCCGTCAATCGTGACGGATTTTTTATTTTGAAAAGGTGTAATCACAATGGATGCTATTACTCAGCCTTTGGCTAAATTATCAGAATTTCAATCAAGAGTTTATGAAGCAGTTAAGTTTTTACAAGAATCTACAACTAAAGAGCTAAGTGAGTATTTAATTGAATCACCAAAAAGAGTGGCTACTGCATTACGTGCTTTAATTACTAAAGGTTTAGTCGTTTATCAAAAACCTGTTTATAAAATTACCAATAAAACATTTTTTGAAATTAAACGAAAGAAAATAGATGACGAAATTCCACCTCATTATCATCAAATAAAAGATCAATTAGAGTGGAATCAAAAGATTTTACAGCAAAAAGCTCTTCGTGAAGCACGTATGAAGATTAACTTGTGAAAACAATTATTGCAGGATCAAGATCAATTACTGACATACGGTATATCGAAGAAGCTGTGGCATCCAGTCAAATTGAGATTACTGAAATTGTTTCAGGTGGGGCTAAAGGTATTGATACTTTAGCCATTACGTATGCCCAACAACATCATATTCCTTTGATGATTATGCGCGCCAATTGGGATCAGTATGGTAAATCTGCTGGTTTTCGGCGTAATGGGGAAATGGCGAATTATGCAGATGCTTTAATTGCAATTTGGGATGGGCAGAGTAGAGGTACACTTCATATGATTAACGTAGCTAAAGAACGTGGATTAAAAGTTTATACTTATTTTTTAGGAGATCTTTAATGATACACAAAGATGATGATGGACAACATTATTTTGATCAAGGAAAGTATTCTAACATTCCGTTAAAACACGTACCCACGGAACATTTAGATGTGTTCATTGAGAATTGGCACACATCAAATAATCTGGATAAATTAAAAGCGGTAGCGATCTGTTTAGATTATAAAATTAAAAGAATTCAAGAAGCACTTGATAAAGCTATGCCCCAAATAACTAATTCTTTGGAAGAGACTAAGCCCACAATTCGGAGACGTTAATGCGTATTATTGTCAAAGACATTTATAGTGACCATCATTATCTTATTGACACTAATCCATTGGCAACAGTGGGTCCTCGTCCCAATGCGATTAAAGGTCCAGATACATTAGATAATCTTGAAAAGCATTTGAAACTGGCTAATTATTATGATTTTTATTATATTCCTTCTTATCGTGGAGCACCACAACGTCGAGAAGTAACAAGCCATTACTCAACAAGTAAATGTACTTTTTATAAAGCCGCTAGCGGCTGGTGGTTGATAGAATAAAACTGTAATTCTCAATTCGGAGATATTAACATGAAACTTGTTTACATTGGTAAACGTTTTTATCAAGATAGTAATACTGCAATTTCATGCCTTTATACTGAAGATCGTCAAAGAAGTAGTTGGGTAAAAGTAGAAAACGCTTTAGAGGAAGGTGATACAATTGAAATTCGACAACCTACTGAAGATGAATTAGCTTTTTATAATAAAAAATTAGATTTTTATTATGAAAGATTAAATACTATACAAAAAGATCTTGCTGGTTTAATTTCTGATTCAGCGACAAGGTGAAACATGATGTCCACCAACACAAGACCTGTTTCTTGTTTTTGTTGTGGAAAACCTTTATATTACTTTGAAGATTTACGACATGTTCCAGAATTTATTATCGAATGTCGTGATCCAAAAAAGGCGATTGAGATTAATCAAACAATCACTAAACTCTTCGTTCATCAAAAGTGTTGGAATACTCTTTTAATGTATCCAAAACACATCTGGAAACCAAACGATGCCATTGAAAGCACTGACTCAGAATGACATTATTGCTTTAAAACAAGCAGATCATATTGTCATATCTTTAATTTACATTCACGGTAAACAAAACATAGCACGAATCTTATGTGCTAAACAAACTACTCCCGATGATTTTAAAACATGGGAAATTTATGTGGCTTCTGCCATTATGTTTTTAGACGATTCTTTAATCGTGACTAATGCCGAATGTCAACTAACTATTGCCAATAGTTGTGTGGATTGGGTTTGGCAAAGTATTGTTGGACAATTGTTTTTTGGAGATGAGATTGAAATACTGTGGAATCCCGACGAGTATTCTTCGTATGAATCCGTACAAGCGGGATGGCATGGTGATTCTGTAAAATTAATTATATACCGCAAACAGTTTAGATTTCATTATTTGATAGGTACAAAATTAGCAATGACTGAAAATCGTTTAATTCAAGGGTTAAGGAAACAACCTACACAAGAGATGTTTTGATTATGTGGATACCATTAAATAACGCACTTGTTTTATTAATGACCACCGCAATGATTTTTTATTTGATACCTAAATATAAAATTCAATGGCAAATTCTTGTTGTATTAATCTGGTTATGTGGTATGGCTTGGATGATGTTCACCCAACATCAAACAAATATGGATAAGATTTTTATACCCAGTCAATATTTGTTAATGGAGACTTAAAATGCCGTATAAAAAAGTTAAAAAACCTCCAGTAGTCATTCACGCCACAATTAATAAAATTGTGGTAGATGTTAAAAAAGTTGCAAAACCCAATCATATTCAACGGGCTAAAGAATTTTTAACTCATTTACGAAAATATTTTAATGTCTTTCAAAAATACCAACCTTTAATGATTGGTGTTGTTAAAGATTTAGCTCCTATCTTTCCTGAAATTCCAAAACGAGTGATCAATACTGCATTACATTTACACACTAATTCTAAAAAGTATTTAAAAAATATAGCAAAGGGTTATGATCGAGTTGATTTGTGTGGTCAAGTGGTATCAAAGACTGATAAGGTGAGTATTCAAAAAGCTAAAAAGAGTTTAGCACAATTGTTTAAAAAATAATGGAATTTAATATTGATATAATGTATAATGTCCATGCTCAGCAGTATCCCACAATGTTATTAATTTGGAGAATCCAATGAGTCATTTTGAAATTGTTTTAGTAAAACCTGATGAAGTGTTCGTTGTCGAAGGTCGTAATCCACGCATGACGTTGCTCAATATTGAACAACTGGCAGAGTCTATTGAAGAAAATGGCGTTCGTAATCCCATTAAAGTTCAAATGGGTGATGAAGGTTATGAACTAGTGGACGGTCATCGACGACTCGCTGCGTGTCAGTATTTGTACGACACTAAAGAGTTAGTTATCCAGATTCCAGCAGTTAAAGTAGATCATAAAAACGAAGCTGACGTACTTGTTGAAATGATGGTCAGTAATGACAGTGAACCTTTTGCTCCATTTGAAGAAGCTACGCTTTACGCACGCTTGCGTGATGAGTTTAAACTGAATAATGAACAGATCGCCCAACGAGTGGGTAAGAGTGTAAGTCATGTCAGTGATAAATTAGCATTGCTTCGTGCTGATGAAACACTGAAAAAAGCAGTGGAAGAAAAGATCATTTCTGCATCAGATGCGAATACAATTGTGAGAAAATCTAAGGGATCAACGGAAAAACAAAAGGAACTGGTACAGCGAGTTCAAACTGAAGGTCGTGAACAAGTCATTGATAAAGAGTTAAAGAAAGGTCGCTTACCCAAACCTGCTTGGGCATTAGCCGAGCAAGCTCATGATGAGGTGTGGTCATGTGCTATGAACTTAAACAAAGACGTTTGCATGTCTGCATTAGACAGTAAAAATGTCCGTGAGTGGTTAGAAGGAACATTCGAAGATAATGTAGATGAAGTGATGTTTGCATTTGGCTTGGGACAATTAGAAGTGTTTAAGAACATGAGTTCATTGTCCATGAAAGAGTTGTGGGATCGCTTAGAAGATCGGCTTGTGGGTAAGTAAAGCTCCCTCAGAGTGTAAAAGCCCCATTACTGGGGCTTTTTAAATTGTAAAGAATACTATTGTTTTCATAATATGTATGATATATAATATTTCGCACATCACAAACCCCATGGAGCAATACTCGTGCAAGAGTATAGTTTTGAAATAGTGCGGCCATATGTAATCAACCATCTTAAAAAACATTATTGGAAATTGAAATCTTATATGGACTGGGAAGATGCTTTAGCTGAAGCCCAACTTCAATTTATTCGTACCATCCGACGATTGCAAAATCGTCAATGTCAGATTGAAAATGAAAAGCATCTGATGTCATTGTTTAAAACGAGTTGGTCCAATCATTTTATCACATTGGCTAATAAAGCAACAAAAGAACGTTTTGTATCCACAACCGATGATGTGGAATTACAAAAGATCCAACTAGATGCACTCGTTGCAGATTTAGATAATGATGGCTTGGTTCACCAGCTTTTACAAAAAGCACCATCAGATGTTCGACAGGTTTTACATATCTTGTTAAATGCGCCTGATGATCTTGTTATATTGTTACAAAACAGTTTTCATGAAAATCCTGAACTGTGTAATGTGATGTTATGTCGATTATTAAATAAGAATCCACAAACCATCAATTTAATTAAAACAACGCTTGACCATTTGGGGATAGAGTGCTAAACTAGAGTTGAAGTCAGGTATGATCACATGGGTTGAAGCGTCAACCCCAACAATTTTATTTCCTTAAATAAGGTGTCTCACAATGACCAATGCATTTGAATATGTGACTGAAGTTCTTGAAATTGTTCAAGAAACTGAAGAAGCTCGTGAAGTTTTTCTTCAGCGAGTGGCTTTTACCATCCAAAATTTGCCAGAAGCGGGTTGGAATGAACTGCCCGTTGAGTTGCAAGATTGGTACAATAAGACTGCTGATATGTTGGCAGATACTGAAAACGAAATTGAATTTACGGATATTCCAGGTTCTGTTAAAGAGGTTAAAAAAGCTGCTGTGAAAAAGGTTCAAACTAAGACCACTAAGCCACCCAAGGCTGTTAAAGCAGTTGAAGTTTCGGAAGATGAAGAGTCCGAAGAAGTTGAAACTACAGATGATGAAGCTGAGGAAACTGAAGAAAAGTCGGAACCTAAAAAGCGGGGTCGCAAGCCTTCTTCGGAACCCAAGCCGCCCAAAGCACCAAAAGAGCCTAAAGGCCCCATTGCGGCCAATGCTGTTCGTGAAATCATGTGTGAAGATATGACCACGACATTGGACCAATTGATGGTTAAGCTGGAAGAGCGTGGTGTAGTTATGCAGCGTTCTAGTGCTCAAGTTGTGCATTTAAACACGGTTCGGGCGTTTGAAATCGCTATCGAACAAGGTACTGTGTCCAAAGATGGACAAGAAGTTTTGAAAGCTGTTTGATTGTTCTCACTGTAATAGCCCCCATCTTGGGGGCTATTTTAATGGAGCTTGCTATGCAAAATGATTTTGAATCATTTTTAACCACGAAACATCAGTTAAGATTACTGTTACAAGTATTGGATGAATGGATTCTTCCAAGTCAACATTTTGATGAGTACGACAAAGCTTTGTTGATAACCACATCGGATTTATTGAGTGTGGTACACACATCTTTAGAATCTAAGTTTAAAGAAACTTTAGAAGGTTTATATGAGTGAAGAAGAGTATTTAACCATACAGCATTTTGTTAACTATCATCGTTATCCCATAACTAAGAATTTATTACTACAAGCGGAGCGAGAAATTTTAACAAAATGCCATACTGAAAGAATTAGAATTAAAGTTATCCATCATTTAGGAGCGGATCGGTTTCCAACAAGAGCGTACCCACGATGGGTATTGGAAGAATACTTTGTATTATGGATTAAATAATGCTTGACGTGAAACAGTTGTTTCGTGTATAATGTTTTATGAATAATTCAATTTTAAACATGGTTCCCACAAAGAGTATTTCAAAATGACTGAACAACTGGTTTACTTACCGTGCAATAAAATTGCGCCCAATCGTTACCAACCCCGTAAAGAATTCAAAGTTAGAGAGTTAGAAGAACTTGCGGAAAGTATTGACACACAAGGTTTAATACAACCCATTACCGTAAGGAAAGCTTCAGATCTTCCTAACGAATGTGAATATGAGTTGATTGCTGGAGAGCGTCGTTGGAGAGCTACTAAGGAAATTTTAGGTAAGGATAAGATCCGTGCGATTGTCAAGGAAATGACGGATGAAGCTTCACAAGAAGCCGCTATTACGGAAAATTTACAACGCCAAGATTTAAATCCGATGGAAGAAGCCATCGCATTAAATCAACTCATGGATCATTTTTCCTTGACGCAAGATCAAGTTGCGAAGCGTTTGGGTAAATCACGGAGTTATATTGCAAACGCTGTGCGTTTGACTCGCTTAAACAAGGAAGTCGTGGCACTGATTCAATCGGGTGCTTTAGATCGTTCTAAAGCCACTGCGCTGTTGGCGGTCACTGAAGAAGGTAAACAAACCGAACTTGCTAAAAATTCAATTTCCAAAAACTGGACAGTGGAAAAACTGCGAGTTGAAATTGAAAAGATTGTAGCAAAAGATGATCCCAATAATGAGAAAAAAGTTGTACGTAAAGAGATCAACGGTAAGATCGTTACTGTAGCGACTCCCAGTAAAGGTCACCGTCGTAAGACTACGCAAAATTTACAAGCTCAACATTTCGTATTGGTGGAATTGGATAAAGTTGAAACTGTTAAAGACTTTGTGGATTACATGACGGAACAAGAATGGAAATGTTGGACGGGTGATGCAGCTATTAAGCAGTTAGAGTTGCTCAAGCAACCTGTTGTTGAAAAAGCGGTCACTACAGCGGAACCGTTGATTGATTTTGAGGTTTCAGAATGAAAGCTTTTAACGAAATTAAATTAAAGATTGCATGGCAATCTGTGCTGGAATCTTTGGGTATAGATCATGAAAATGATTTAAATTTTAAGGAAACTCCACAACGCATTGTACGGATGTACAATGAGATCTTTGCGGGGTTGTTAGATGGTGATCTAACAGAATTGGAAGATCACATCACTAAGACCTTTCCATCTTCGTATGAAGGTCTGGTTGCAGTTAAGAATATCCAAGTATGGGGAACATGCCCCCATCATTTTTTACCTGTTGAATACCATGTAAATGTGGGATATCTTCCTGGTAATGTGGTACTGGGTGTGAGTAAACTTCCGCGTGTGGTGGAAGTTCTTGCACAACGACCCGTGTTACAAGAACAATTGACTTATGACATTGTGAATTACTTGGAACGTTCATTATCACCCAAGGGGGTGATTGCCCAAGTCAAAGGTCGTCATCATTGCATGATTGTTCGTGGCATTAAACAACCTAATTCATGGGTATCTACATCTTCGATTACGGGTGTATTTCATCAAACATCTAGTTTAATTCAAGAGTTTGAAAATATGCCGTAAGGTATATATTGATTGCCGTTTCCATTCTTGTGGTGATAAAAGTAAATACTAGAAATAGTATTTACTTTTTTAAAGAGTTAAAATAATGAACTTAATCCATGTACCTATTGAATTATTAGTAGAGCGTTATAGTCAACAATGGTTTCATTGGTTTGATGCGGAATTTAAAAGATTTAAAATTAATACTTTGCACGTATTACCCCCTTCTGGATTGGAAGCCAAAATTCAAACGGGTGAATTTTTAGATGTCATCGGTACATTGGAATTTAAAAGTGAACAATTACGTTGGATCTGTTCATTATTTCGTAATCAAAGAATTGACGAAAATACCGTATTTTTAATTACTGACTCTTGGTTCCCAGGAATTGAGATGCTTGGATATTTACGTAATGCGTTAAACATCCCATTTAAAATTGTTGGTATCTTCCATGCTGGTACATGGGATCAACATGATTTTATTACGAAGGCTGGGATGCGTTCATGGGGACAGCATTGTGAATTAGCATGGTTCGATATATTGGATGCTATTTGTGTTGCTACTAAATTTCATAAAGATTTAATCATTCAAAGTGTAGAAAGATATAAATATAAAGACATGTTAGAACGCAAAATCCATGTTACGGGTTTACCAATTTATCCAGATTTTGTAAAAGCCGTACCCAAAGAAAACATTGTGGTATTTCCTCATCGTTTAGCGGAAGAAAAAAATCCAAAGTTATTTGATCAATTACAGCTTTTCTTATCAGAAGAATTTAATGATTGGACATTTGTTAAAACCAAAGATGTAACTCGTAGTAAATCTGAATATTACGATTTGCTCAATAAAGCTAAAGTGGCTATTTCATTTGCCGACCAAGAGACATATGGAATCTCAATGTTGGAATCCGTATTATGTGGCTGTGTTCCCATTGTACCCGATAAACTTTCGTATAAAGAATTGTATCCATCAGAATTTAAATATCCCGTAGAAAATCCATACGGTTTAGTTCGTAATGCTTCAATTCTTTTACTGCAAGTGTTGCAGAACTATGAAGAATATCAACAAAAACATCGATTTTTTGTACGTAAGGTACAATGGAACGGTGAACAAGCTATTTTTAATATATTAAAGATTTGTACGGAGATTTGTGATGAATGAGGAATTGTTAGAAACCTTTTGTAAAAGTTGTGTAGATTTTTGTGATACTCATGATTTGGGAGTATATATGGTTATTGCCCATAAAGAAGGTCTTGTTCATTTAAACAAATTTCCAAAATGGTCAGTTCTTCAATATCAAGAAGCTGAAGAGCAAGTTAAGCTCATTCTTAATGAAGATGAACCCGCCCAACAATGGTTTTTTCGATTAAATAATACCATTGATTTTTTGGAAGAACTATCAAAAGACAGTTCAGCAATGTCAGAACTTTCTAAAAATCTTAAAAATTTATTGGAGAGTACACTGCATGAAGTATTTGAAGAATCTAAAACAAGCATTCATTGAGGTTTAACGATGGATCATTATCAACAATCCGTTATAGTAAAAACACAATTAGAAGCTCTTCATCAATGGGGTAATATTCCATCAGAGCATCCTTCACAATATTTAAAAAATTCACATCGTCATATTTTCCACATCGAACTTCGATTTATTGTGAACCATACAGATAGAGATATTGAATTTATTGCATTTAAACAAAAGATCGATCAATTTTTACAAAGTTATTTTTCACGTTGTACTAATTCTGATTTAGTAGATATGAATAATTTTTCGTGTGAGATGTTAGGAAATTTATTAATCCATCAATTTAAACCGGATGGATGTTATTGGGTACAAGTATTAGAAGATGGTGAAATGGGTTCTATCGTGGAGATTATGGAATGAATTTTTTTGCCGAACATAAAGCATACTTTTTTCCCATGCTGTATCATAAAACAGAGTTGGATAAAATTATTGAATGGCAGATTTCAGTTCAATGGATTGAAAATGTTCCCACGATTGTCACGGTTTTTGGTTACTCTGATGGCAAAAAACAAACAGCCATGTTAAAAATTCCGCAAGGAAAGAACATCGGACGCAGTAATCAAACGACACCGTATGAACAAGCTTTATCCGAAGCTAAATCTAAATGGGAAAAAAAGCAACTAGATAATTATCGTCAAAATTTAAATGACGATTTGCAATTGTTACCCATGCTGGCACATAAATATGTAGATCATAAGAAAAAAGTAACATGGCCGGTATATGGACAAAAAAAGATGAATGGAGTGAGATGTTTAGCATTCATTAAAAATGACACAGTGACATACCTTTCTCGAAAAGGTAAAAACTACGAAACATTTACTCATTGGAATGATGAGTTGAAAACTCTTTTTCCCAGTGGTACAATACTGGACGGTGAAGCATTTAATCCCAACTTGGGATTTCAAGAAATCATTCGTCGGGTGAAGCGGGTTAAAACTTCACGATTGAATATTGAAGATGATCCATTGCAATACTGGATTTATGATGTCGTCGCTCCAACAGTTCGTTATGATGCCCGGTTGCAGTTTTTAATGGAACGGAGTAATACGGAACATATTAAACTGGTTCCCACTCAATTACTGAGTTCTGAAAATGATTTAAAAATTTATCATCAACGGAATTTATTGGACGGATATGAAGGAACAATGATCAGAACATTGCACGGTTTATATAAACCCGATTGTCGTAGTTATGATCTTTTGAAATACAAAGATTTTTTAGATGAAGAATTTGAAATTATTGATGGACGTTCAGCACAAGGTCGTGATGAAGGAACCGTTATTTTTGAATGTGCAACCAGCAATGGACAAAGTTTTAATGTCCGTCCCAAAGGTACTTGGGAACAACGAAAAGAATACTTGGATCGCATTGATCATTATATTGGACAAATGCTCACTGTCAGATTTCAAGAAAAGTCAGAAGATGGAATTCCCATTTTTCCAGTCGGATTATCTGTTAGGGACTTTGAATAATTGATTGATTTTATTGATATTTTTCTCCAGTCCAAGTTTCTATTTCTTCAAGGGACTTTGAATAATTCTTTTGGTGGCGCGTAACGACAACTTGCAAAAAGTTGTCACTTTTAATGTGCTGTGTAGCAATCATTCACAGCACATTCTTTTTTTGAGGAGTTTTACAGTTGAAAACGAATCTTCGTGAATTTAATGTGTTTCTCGTTACTAAATTGAATAAAATCTTTTTAGGTAGTTCTTTTGCTACGAATATTCAACAAGCAAAACTAAATGTTGTTAACAATTTAAATTCACAGATAATCTTAGAAGATTTAAAAAAGGAAAAAGTGGAGTATTCCATCATAGCAGAACTTCATGACACACAAACAATATTGAAATAAGATTTTAATGAAAAAGATAATCCCCATTATGTTAGATACACAACAACGTATATCTAACAGTAATAAATTATTGGAGTCATGGATTCCATCACTACCTTCGATCTATCAAATCGAAGTGATGTCTCGTTGTAATTTTAAGTGTCAGTTCTGTCAAACAGGTATTCGTGACACCCCATATTCCGGTAACTCTTTTATTGATGATGCATTATTTAAAAAGATTGTTGAACGAGATTTAGGTGGCAGTTCATTTATCGAACTGCAATTTCGTGGTGAACCCACTTTAAATAAACATTTAAATGATTATGTAAATCTTTTACGTAAAAAAGTGTTTGTTGGATTTTCTACCCACGGTAATTTACTCCATCATCCACATGCTTTAAATGCAGCATTGAATAGTCATTACGTCACCATCTCAATTGATGCGGGAAATAAAGATTTTTATGAACAATATCGTTTGGGCGGAACTTGGGAACAGTTGTTGCTGAACATCGGCAGATTATTGGAATATCGTGGAATGACATTTTTTCCAATCATTGATTTTCAGTTTATTGAATTTGATGGATTTGAAGATCAAATTAAAGAATTTAAAAATGTAGCACGGCAGTTTGGTTGGATGTATAAAAACACCGATTATTTTTATCTTGGTCCTAAAAGTACTCGAATCCGTACTGTAAAAGATACGCAAGCAAAAGCCCCAAATAGCCATTTTACGGAGCTTTGTACAAACCCATGGTATAGCGTCAGCATTAAAGCAAACGGGGCTGTAGTGCCATGCTGCATGGCATTTAACGATGAACCGGACATGGAGTATGGCAACTTACATGATCAGTCATTATTTGATATATGGAACAGCGAAAAAGTAAAAGAGTTTCGTCAACACCATCAACAAAATCAAAATTTACCCATGACATGCCAAACGTGTTACGCACGTTCTCCGCATAATTTACACCAAAATATCTTAAATGAAATTTTAAAACTAAAGGTGTTATGATGAGTTTCAATGCTCAACTAGAAAAATATAAAAGAAAACAATTAAATCTTCAAAATTTAAAATGGAAAAATCTTCCACAAGATTTAACTGATGCTGAAGAATTATATCAGTATCCAGAAGATGATATTGTATTTAAAGATTTTGTAGTGAGCACAGATAGTGGCGCACATTCTTTATATAAAGAACATTTTGTAGTCGGAGATAAGATCTCTTCACAAGCTCGTTTAAATGCAGATTACAGTTATATCAAAACAAAAGAATTTAAAAAGTTTTTGGATAATTATATTGCGCATTGTCACGAATTTAAAGATCTTTATAAATTTTATGTAACTCTTGATATTATTAATAACCCGGAAGAAAGTTGGAGAATTATGGAGTACATCGAAAGCTGTGGTTTACTGCCCATGCCCGTATTCCATAATGGTGAAGATATCCATTGGTTGGAACGGATGGTAGAAAAATATCCGTACATTGGAATTTCCGGGTTGGGTCAAGATATTGTAAAAGCCAAATTCAAACCTTTTGGTGATGCATGTTTTAAAGTGATTTGTGATAAGCATGGCAAGCCCAAATGTAAGGTGCATGGATTTGCAATGGGCGCACCTGAAATTATTAAAATGTATCCATGGTATTCCGCCGATCAAAGTACATGGACTTACATGGCTCGTGTTGGAAGTCTTTTAGTTCCCAAACCCATTATTAATGGAACAGAATTGGTGGATTATGATTATCTGAATATGTATAAAGTGATTCCCGTCACTCGGCGTCGAGATGTTGAACCCCATTACATTGACAATCTCAGTGAAACGGCTCGATTTTATGTCCAACATTATTTGGATATTAACAAGATCAGTGTGGATGCTATTAAAGATTCATATCACTGGCGGGATGTGGCGAACATTCGGCTGTTTAACAATATCCAACTTCACGCTAAACAATGGTATAAAGAACGTTTCGATTATGAAGAAGGTGGTAATATTTATTTTGCGGGAACTGCATCGGGTGCTGGCACTAATCGAAGTCGATTAATTCGTTTAATGCATGACATTAAGATTGATAATATCAATTGGTTGGTGACGCCGGTATATCAACAACATGCCGAAAATGTGCGAATTCTTGCACAAACATGGTTGAATGGACAATGTTGGAAAGAACATTGGGATGAAAAACAAGCCAGCAAAGCTCGTAAATCCACTGTATTTGTTAAGAATGTTATTGACAAACCTAAAGTCATTCGTAAACCGTTGATCATTAACCGACCTCCGGTTGAATTGGAATTGACGGTGACATATACAGTAAAAGATACTGTTGATATTTCCAAGTACGGTGTTATGCCACTGACTGCGGTTGCTCAAAGTATTGTGAAAGAACTTTCACAGCATCATATTGAACCTTATTTAATGCAAGAACCTAGCGTAAAAGCAGTTCTTAAATTAAATAATGAACAGGTATATGCGGATAACACAACTAAACTTCCTCCCAAAAATGGATTCTTCTAATGAATTTAAACACATTAAAAATCACATTGGATCAAGCTAAAAACTTTTTAGCAACCCAAGACTTTATTGCGGTATTACAACATTTCGCCTTTGATGAAGATACAGTTACAGCATACAATGATATTACTGCATGTAAGCTATCTTTGGATACTGGATTACAATGCACGATTCCGGGTAACTTACTTATTCGTTTGTTGAATACATTGAAAGATGAAGATGTTAAAATAGAAAAATCAAAAACCAATACACATGTTCATGTAGTGTGTGGACGAAATAAAACGAAACTTCCCATGCTTCCGTTAGAAGAGTTTGTTTTTAAATTGCCCGAACTACAGGAAGATCCAATTGAACTTCCCGCTGTTTGTATTGAAGGTGTTAAAAAGTGTTTGTCGAATGTTGGAGCTAATCCCACTAGACCAGAGTTCAATGGGATTAATTTAGTGATGGCTAGTGATTCTTTATGTTTGTATTCCAGTGATGGAGATACAATTAGTCAATTTAAATTGATAGACACGTTTCCCATCAAACCCACGGAAGAAGTACAAGTTATTTTACCATCATTCTTTTGTACCCAACTGAGTTCATTACATGGACCTTTAGCGGGAAAAGAATCCAATGTTCCCATGCAGTTTTCCAAACAATGGGCGATTGCCAATTTAAGTAACAATCAACTCTTTACACGAGTCATTGATCGTAAAGCACCCAAATATGAAGAAACGATTAGTAAGTTTTGTCCAGATATAGATGAACTGGAATTATGGGATATTCCATTGGAATTGGAATCTGTAGTTAATCGACACACCATCTTTTTAGATCCACAATCAGGTATTACTACGACGACATTTACTGTGTCAGATGATGAACTTGATGTTAAAACAGTTTCGCAAGTGGGTACATGTCATGATGTTTTACAACTTCCCGTGAACTTGGGGCAGTTTACCTTTGCTGTAGATCCTAATTATTTATTACGGGGATTTAAAATCTGTAAAAAGATTACATTTCAATCCCATGTAATTATTTTACAAGCAGATAATTTTATCCATTTAATCGCTCCAAAACCTTTATAAGGAGTCAGCAATGGGATTTTTCTTTGCTGAAGCGAATGAACGCACGTCTAAACAAAAAAAGGTGATTCCACTTAATGCGGCTCGTGAATTGGGATGTAGAGTTTGTCCATTAAAAAAGGAAGCGAAACATCCCGATTTGCCACCGGATGGTTCCGATCATCCCGCTTTTTACTTTTTGGGAGATACTCCAGACATTGAAGATGATCAAAATCAACAAATATTTAGCGGTAAGATGGGAGAAAAACTAAAAGAACAAATTCCCGCTAAATGGCGGGATCGTATTCGTTTTAATACGGTAGTTCGTTCAGCAACACCTTCCAATCGAAAACCACAAGAAGTTGAAATTGAATGTTGTCGCAATTCGATTGTGGCGGATATTGAAAAAACCAAACCCGCAATCTTGGTAACATTGGGAACGGTTGCATTACAATGGATTTTACAACAATCAGATGTGGCTAAATGGCGAGGACGTTTTGTACCCATCAGAGTTGGTCAACATGTGTGTTGGTTATACCCCATGTATCATCCAAAAGATATTCAATTCCGACAACGGATATCTTCCAATGGTAATGTTATTCAAACGGAATGGGATCATATCTTTGCTTTTGATTTTAAAGTGTTATTTGAATCCGCTTGACACTGGAGATTAATCATGAAGAACATGCTATCAACATCTCCAACATTGATCGAATCCGGTTATTTAGATCATGTTCAATGGACGGAAGGATTGAAATCCGATAAAGAGCTTAAAAAAGTACTGAATTGGCTTACTGAATTTGCTAATGAAAAATATGTAGCATTCGATTATGAAACGAATTGTTTACGTCCATTTGAAGTCGATTCTCGATTACTGACCATTGCCATTGCCAATGAACATAAATCTTGTGCGTTTCCCATTGAATACAAAAATGCATGGTCAAGTGAACAACTGACTATATTGAAAAAAGCCTTAAAAACTTTCTTTGAAAGTTCAGTTAAAAAGATTTGTCATAATGTTAAGTTTGAAATGGAATGGACAGCCGAACGTTTTGGAATGGATTTACTGTACAACGACACTTGGGAAGATACTCAAGCCCAAGCGTATGTACTGGATGAACGACGGGGAATGCTAAGTTTAGATTCGTTAGTAAAGGTTTATTTTGGATTTTGGTTGAAAGAATTATCCAATTTAGATCGTTCACGAATGGAAAGTTATCCACTGGAAAAGATACTTCCATACAATGGGTTGGATTCTAAATGGACTTTACAACTCTTTCATAAACAAGATCAATTGGTCAAACAAGAACCAAAACTGTATAAAATTTATAAGATGTTATTAACATCTGCTGCTAGTTTAACATCTTCACAATGTCGTGGTGTGGTGTTAGATTATAACAATCATGCAGAGTTAGCTAAACAATTCAAAGATGAATTGTTGGAGATTGAAAATAACATTCAAAATTTACCGGAAGTCAAACAATTTCATGATCGTTTTGGATTAGTCTTTAATCCCGGTTCACCGGAACACGTTCTTCGTTGTTTAAAAAACATCATTGGATTGGATCATGAGTTACAAAAAGAAACTGGTAAGTACAGTACTGATGAATCCATCTTATCCACACTAACTGAAATAGAATTAGCGCAAAAGATACTCGATTATCGTGGAATTAGTAAAAAGATTTCTACATATATTGAACCGTATCCACAATATGTTCTAGCTGATGATCGAATTCATACCAATTATAATTTGTATGAAACCAGTACTGGAAGACTTTCAGCTAATGACCCGAATCTTCAGCAAGTGCCTTCCAAAACTGGAAAAGAAATTCGTCGGATGATCGGTGTACCAAAAGATCATTGGATGGTATGTTCTGATTATGGACAAATTGAAGCACGGATTATTGGTGTAGCTAGTCAAGATGAAGAGTTTTGTAAAGCGTTGTGGGAAGATTATGATGTCCACATGGAATGGGCCAAACGTATTGCAGAAGAATATCCTAAAGTTGTCGGCGGTCAATCCAAGCTGAATGATAAAGCGGCAATGAAAAAGTTCAGAGCAAAAGTTAAGAACTTATGGGTATTTCCCGCATTTTACGGGGCCAGTCCCAATTCCATTTCCAAAGGGATTGGTGTTCCATTGGACATCGTACAGGATATCTTTCGGGATTTTTGGCGGACATTCCGGGGTGTCAAACGCTGGCAAAAATGGATTTTAAGTAGGTATGATAAATTGGGATACGTGGAAACACTGACTGGAAGACGGCGTCACGCACCCATGACCATGAATGCCGTTTTGAATGCATCCATCCAAGGTTTCGCTTCAGATATTTGTTTGGATGCATTATGTCGTTTAGATAAATTGGGAATTCAAACGGTGATGATTATCCATGATGACGTTACATCTTACGTGCATGATGATGATTTGGAAAAAGTTGTTCCGATCATTGCCGAAGAGATGTGTAAAGTACCATACCCATTTATCAATGTTCCCATCGCTGTGGAAATGACCTTCGGTAAAAATTGGTTTGATCAAGAGGAGATCGGTACATTCAAATCTACCGAATTTCATCATGTTCCTAGTGAGTTGCAAGACTTTACGAAGCTTTATGACTTTACGTAATACTTGATATATGTTAAACTACAACTCAGTGGAGTTGTAGTTTATAATTAAGTTCATTGGAGAACTTATATGAATTCCATTCCATTATTGAAGAAATCAAAAACTCGTCCTGGATGTTATGTTTATTTAGATGAACAAGATTCAATATTGTACGATAAAATTAAAAACAGTATAGATGTAAATGATCTATTTATTAAACAAATTTTAGAAGAAAAAGCTATGTACTGTAAAGAAAATTTGGTTACTTACCTTGGTGTTGGAGAATTTAATGGATAAAGATTTAATGTTTCCTGCAATTGCAGTGCTGTTATTAATTATGTTGATAGCAGCATTAATTGCATTATTTATTACTGAAGATAGTGCAATTAAAAAGATGGCAATTGAAAATCGTTGTGAATTTAATTCCCAAATCAATATTTGGGAAAATTGTAAAGTTCCAATTAACCAGGAGATCAACTAATGTTAGTTACGTGGAAAGTAGATGATGGTTATGTTAATAACGGCCCGCATAAAACAGAGATTTCTGATTATGAATTAGAAGAGTGTGAAGATGATGATGAACGCGAACGCTTAATTGAAGAAGCCGTTCAAACTGATTTTGAAAACAATGTCAGTTGGTATATTGTCAGCCGTGATCAACAATAAAACTGCGAAAGAGTGTTTAAAAATCATTTGGACAGCATTTGACGACAATTCAAGTGCTGCCTTACAAATGCTCATGCAACTCAGCCAAGTAAAAAGTAATCAGAGTTTTCACGACTCCATGCGATTACTTTTAGATTTGGCTAAATCACAGCACAAGGATCTACTCAAAGATGAGTAATCAAGATTTACATGTCAAATATCGTCCCGAAACATTTGATGAAATGATTGGACAAGATCATGTTGTCCAATCATTAAAATCTTTATTTGCACAAAAAACATATCCCCATGCATATTTATTTACGGGTAGCTCTGGTACGGGAAAAACCACGGTATCTCGTATAGTTGCTAAGATGTTGGGATGTGACTATCAAAACATCTTAGAAATTGATGCAGCATCTTTTGGTAAAGTCGAAGATATTCGTGAATTAGTAACACGGTTGGATTATGCGACCTTTGGTACAAATCCTTTAAAATACATCATCGTAGATGAATGTCATGCGTGTAGTCGATCTGCATGGCAGGCATTTTTGAAAACGATTGAAGAACCTCCGCCGCATGTGTACTTTGCATTTTGTACCACGGAAGCGGACAAAGTACCCGATACCATTAAAACCCGTTGCCACACATATAATCTTCGTGACGTATCCATAGATGATCTAACTGAATTGGTTAATGTTGTAGCTGAAGCTGAAGAAATTAAACTCGTTGATAAAGCAGTTACAGTCATTGCCCAAGCTGCACAAGGCAGTCCACGTCGCGCACTCACGTATTTATCCAAATGTCGAGGTTGTGTTTCGATTGAAGATGTGCGTAGTGTTTTAGAAGAGCCGGATGAAGATGGTGAAGTCATTGAATTGTGTCGATTGCTCGTGGGTAAAGTACAACCCACATGGAAATCCACCATGCGAATTATCAATTCTTTACAAGCCCAAAATCCAGAATCCATTCGGTTAATTGTGATGAATTACATGGCAAAGGTTGCCATGAATGCACGAACTGATGCCGATGCATTAAAAGTCTTAAATGTGATGAATGCGTTTAGCCGACCTTACAATTCCAGTGAGAAATTTGCACCATTGTTGTTGTCACTGGGTGAACTCATTTTTGGAGATGAATAATGGAACCGTGGGTATCACAACAAAATCTAACTGATTTATCTTTGTACGAACAGTGTGTAGAAGGTTTACAATTTAGTAAACATGATCTTGATACTGCAATTCTTCATCATGGTGAATTGTTTTTTAAAGTGAGTGAAAGAGTTGCACACTATGCATCTGTCCGTGATGAAGCTAAAAAGCGAATGGAAGAATCTTATGCTCGAAACAGTTTACGGATTCGTGAGCAAGCGACTGAAGAAGGTCGTAAATTAACTGAAGATTTAGTTAAGCAATTAACATTGTTAGATGAAGATTATAAAGAAGATTCCATTCAATTTCTTCGTGCAAAGTGGGAAACAGAAGTATGGACTGCATTAAAAGATTCATATACAGCACGAGGTTTTATGGTTAAAGAGATGGCTGAATTATGGAAAGCCAATTACTTTAATACTGAAGCTATTAAAGGTGGAACTGAAGATGTTCAATATGAAATACAAAGAGCTAAATTAGCTGAAGGTCGTAAACCATTTAAAGATTTGTTGAAGCGTCGTACTTAAACAGGTATATTTGTTTCGTAACCCAATCAATTTCAAAGAGATAGTGACATGCAAAAACAAGATCGTAAATTAAACTTCAAAAAGCGTTCTTTTGAAGCGAATAAAAAGCGTTCCGAACAGTGGGGCAACTTGCGTGATTCGTATTTAACCGATCATGTCAGTTTATGGAAACCCAGTGATGGAGAAAACTGCATTCGTATTCTTCCAGCAACATGGGACAATGCCGAACATTTTGGGTTGGATTTGTTTGTTCATTACAATGTGGGGCCGGACAGTTCCGCATTTTTAGATTTAAAGCGAATGAAAGGTGAACCCGACCCCATTACTGAAGCATGTGAAGCGGCTATTGCGGAAGGTGATGATGAATACGCCAAAGAGTTGCGTAGCGTTAAGCGGGTATTGGTGTATTTGATTGATCGAGATAAGCCCAAGGAAGGTGTAAAAATGTGGGCTATGCCATGGACTGTGGATAAAGATATTGCTACACAATCTACCGATTCCCGTACTCGTGAATTGTTGTACGTGGATGATCCCGATGATGGTTATGATCTGTATATCACTCGTGAAGGAACGGGTGCGCGGACTAAATATACCGTTAAGATTGCTCGTAATCCCAGTGCAGTAGATTTAGATGACGTTGCTATGGATATCTTGGAAAATCATCCATTGACGGAATGTTTGGTTTTTCATTCGTATGAACATATTGCACAAGTGTTCAGTGGGAAAAAGCCATCAAAGACGGTTGATGAACCACCACCCAGAATGGATGCTAAAAAAGCCAAAAAAGAACCAACAGCAGTCAAAACTCCCACATATGCTGAACTGACATCTTTTGATGAAGATGCTTTGTTTGACTTGATCGAACAGTTGGATTTAGATGTGGATGCTTCCGAAGCTGAATCCGTTGAAGAACTTGCGGAATTGGTTGCAAAATCTTTGGGATTGGAAAAGCCCAAAGCGACGCGGCGTACTTTTGCTAAAAAAGAGCCGGAACCCAAAGTGGAAGATGTTGAAGAAGATACTGAGGAAGAAAGTTCAGTGGAAGAATCGGCAAGTAAAACTGGTTTGTCCAGTCGGTTAGCCAGTTTGCGTAATCGTAACAAGTAACTTCTATGTGATAAACAACCCATCAAAACAGATGGGTTGTTTTAGGAATTGAATGTGTCCAATCAAGCAAACTTCATTTATCAAGAGATGTTAGCTCAACTCATGCTAACAGGTCTATTGATTAATACTCGAAATTCAGATTCTTATTCTTGCATTGACTATCCACGAATTACGTTTACGACAACACCTTTAGTTACTATTCGTAGAACTGCTTGGAAAAAAGCATTACGTGAAATGGAATGGTTTATGTCTGGAGATATTAAGTGTCCCGATGAATTGATGGATTGGTGGGATGGACAGTTAGGTTACGGTAATATGTATCGTGGAGGTTATTCAGATCAATTTAGAAAGAGTGGTCATACATACCACAATCAATTTGATCAAGTGAAATATATTTTAGATGGGTTGAAAAAGAATTCAAATTCACGTCGATTAATTGCCACAACATGGAATCCTTATGATATGGCAAATATCACGACCATGAATAATAATCCACAAACACCTTCTACATGCCACGGTACGTTGATTCAATTCTTCGTTCGTGAACATAAAGTACACATGACCGTATATCAACGCAGTGCGGATGTACTGTTAGGTGTTCCCCATAATTGGATTCAATACTGGGCATTGTTGTTATATTTTTCCACCCATTCAAATCTTAAAGTGGGTTCTTTAATGTGGATTTTTGGTGATCTTCATTTATATGACGAACTTTCCCACATCGCAACCGCTCAACAAATTGTGCAATGCACTCCATTTGAAAATCCGAAACATGAAATTCAATATGCTTTTAGTGGTGAGCATCTTTTAAATTGTCCTAAATTTAAAGCATCTGATTTTTCAATAGAAGGTGTTATACCCCAACCCATTGTCTTAACCCGTCCCAAATTATTAGCTTGAGGAATTGAAATGGAACTCAAACGTCGTGAACCTTCTCCTAAAGTTGAAGAAGAAACACAAGGATTATATTTTGCCCGAACTAAAAAAGAAAATTTAGAGTTTATTTCCAGTGGTAATTTTTTACTGGATTGTGTGTTAGGTGGTGGATGGCCTTTGGGACGAATGAGCAATATCGTGGGAGACCGTTCTACAGGTAAATCATTGTTAGCGATTGAAGCATGTGCCAATTTTCGCCAAAAATACCCAAAAGGAAAGATTATTTATTTGGAAGCGGAAGCGGCATTTGATGAAGATTATGCCGAAGCATTGGGGATGCCCGTAGACTCCATCGAATTTGCGGGGGCTAAGTTACCCGATTACACTGTTGAGTCTTGGTTCGAACATCTTGAATCCACTTTGGAAACTATGGTTAAAACACAAGAACCTTGTTTGTATATCGTGGATTCGTTAGATGCATTATCAGATCGTGCTGAAAAAGATCGTGAAATTGATAAAGGTACGTTTGGAGCAAATAAACCAAAGATTATTGGTCAGTTGTTTCGTCGTACAGTTAAAGATATGGAACGATCAAGAATCCATTTGATGATTATATCCCAAATTAGGGATAACTTGGGCGTCTGTTTTGATTATGGGGCTAGAGTTTGGTTAGCTGATGGTTCCAGTGAAAAAATTGGAAAAATAGTTAAATCAAAGTTAGATGTTCCAGTTTTGAGTTATGACATTAATACTGGACAAATCGTAACTAAAAGAATAACTGCATGGCATGACAATGGACCATCCGAAGATTTCCTGAAAGTGATTATTTCAGGAGGTCGTAGTGGAAAAAGACAGTTATTAGTCACTCCAAACCATCACATTTTCACACCTTCTGGTGAAAGGCAAGCTAAAGATTTAAAACCAGGTGATAAAGTTCTTGCTTTGGGCAATAAGCTTTTTACTGAAGATCAGCATACAATAATCTTAGGATCATTGCTTGGTGATGGATCTTTACGATGGGAGTCGGCAGAACGAGGTCATTTAAGATTTGGTCATTGTAAAGAGCAAGCTGCGTATTGTGAATGGAAAGCACAAAGCATGGACTGTGTTATGTGTACCATGAAGAATGAAGTTGTATGGGCTGATACTGCAAGGTGTGAAGAATTTCAACTGTATCGTGATTTGCAGATAAAAAAGCACCGTACTTCCATTCCTCAAAAGTACATTGACATGCTAACTGTGAAAGCTGTTGCTATTTGGTATATGGATGATGGTACTTTTAAAAGCCCGTCACCTAAAGGATGGGGTAACGGTGGTTGTAAGATTTGTTCAAAAAATCTTGATTTTGAAACTTTAAGCAGAGTAGCTATAAAACTTAAAGAATTGGGATTGGGTAATCCAACTGTTAAATACGGAAAAGGTTTAATGTGGTACGGAGAACAGTCTAGAAAATTTCAACAAGAAATTTCAAAATACATCCATCCGAACATTCGTTATAAGATTAAAGCCGGATTGCCGGAATTTAATTGGACAGTGGATAAATGTGAACCATCTTTGATGATTGTTGAATCAGTTGTTGTGTCAACAAACCCAACCAAGATACTTGGTGATCGTAATCGACATCGTTATGATTTGACAATTGAAGATTGTCATTCATACATAGTTGATGGTGTGATCGTTCATAATTCGTTTGGGGAGACGAAAACGCGCACGGGTGGTCGTGCTATGGATTTTTATGCCAGTCAAATCTTATGGTTGGCACAGTTAAAAAGACTAGATCGTACCATTCGTAAACAAAAACGGGTGTACGGAATTCAAGTTAAAGCCCAATGTAAAAAGAATAAGATCGGCTTGCCATTTCGTGAAGCAGAGTTCCCCATATTGTTTGGCTATGGAATGGATGAAGCAGAAGCATTGCTCACTTGGTTAGAATCTATTGACTTTGATATCTCCATCTGGAATGAGTTCAAAGATGGTAAACTGACTCTTTCACAAAGCATTAAGATGCTGGAAGTCAGTCAACGTACTTCCGTAATGAAAGATATTAAAGCAGCCGTTGCTAAAAATTGGGAAGAAATTGAAACTCGATTCTTACCCACTGTTCGTAAGTATTAATGTATCTGACAACACAGCCTTACATCAATTTTGTAGAAAGTATGGCAATGACGGGGAAGAAAATTCACCGTCGTTACCGTCCCAAGTATCCACAAGAGTTTAATCCAGATGTAGCAGAGTTGTTTGGTTACATTGTTCAATGCGGTACTGTGACATTTCAGACTTTTGAAACCAACTTTGTAGATTGTAATCTATTTACCTTAATGGTAGATCGCATTCGTTCCATTTATACCCAACACTGGAATGAAAGACCCATTCGTAAAAATAAATATGGATTTCCAAGAATTTGTGGATATAAAAATACTCGGTTTATTTTAGCGGTGTGTCCACAGCAGTATTTAAAACCGGGTTACGAAAGAATTCCTAATTTTATTTTTGATACGTATGAGCAATTTCCCAATGAAGTGAGTATTCCAGTTATCAAAGGTTTTTTAAGGGGCTTATTGGGATCTGCTCCCAAGTTTTTTCAATTGATTGAAAACTCTGACAGTACGATGTATAATGGCTTACGGATATTTTTTCGTAGTGGTCAGTTGTATGAAGAAACGCTTTCATTGTTGCGGTACGTGTTGAATATTCAATGTACTGCGGAACATGGAACTCTTTTATTTGATCTAAATCAATTAGAAGTTTTTAAACAAGAATTAGATTTAGATCATCCATCCTGGTGGACAACGAATGAGAGCCGGTGGGGCCAAATCCAAAGGTAATGCTTTAGAAAACACTCTTGCCAAGGAGTTAAGTTTATGGCTGACTCATGGTGAGCATAATGATGTCTTGGAAAGATCTCCAGCTAGTGGGGGTAAAGCGACTACAGCCCGTCAAAAGAATATTCAAGCAGATCATATTGCCGGTGACTTGATTGCTACAACCGATGCGGGTTATGTGTTAATCAATCGTTTTGTGATTGAAGCAAAACATCAAAATGAAGTCAACATCAACATCAACGGATTGGTGTTTGGTACAAGTAAAGGTGGAGTAATTTCATACTGGATTAAATTATTGGGAGAATGTGATGCTACCCAAAAATTACCCATGCTCATCTTTCGACAAAACAATCGTCCCGCGATGATGGGATTGTGTAAAGAAGGTATTGATTTATTTAAACTCAATCATCAAACCCATGCCGTGTTTAAAATCGGTAAAAAGTCGATGTTTTTATTGGCGTATACACTATTTTTACAACATGCAGATCCTATAGTTTTGTTGGAGAATTTAAAATGAGTCAGCATTCGGCAAGTATTGAATGTATTAAAAAACAAGGTGCTATTGATGCACTCCATAGAAGAATTGACTTCCTCATTCATCAATTAGGCAGTTCTGTTTGGACAAGTATTAAAAGCCATTCACGCTTCGTTCGGTTAAGTGAAGCTATCTCAAATGGAGAAAATATATTGCTTGAAATGCAAGAACTTCTTACCGCTTTGCAAGAACTTGATCCAGATAATAACTAATTATGTATACATCTAAATATTGTATTGAAGCCATTCAATTAGCCCATCCGGGCAAACCACATCATCTAGTACGATCCAGTGACAGTCAGTTAATTATGCGAAGATGTGAAAACGGGAATTTTATGTTGTTTGCGTACAATCAAGAGATTGTTGTGGAGATTCCAGCTAAAGATGCAAAAGATTTTGCATTATGGATATTGTTGGCTGATCAATAAGATCACTTGCTTTTAACACTGATTTCAACTATACTCATTGCTGAGCTTGAAACTCAGCAGTTTAACACCTTATAGGTGGCTAGTTTGGATTGGTGATGTTGGTAACACATCCCGCTCGTACTGCCGAGTTTCAAGATCCAAACTATCCAACCAATAAGGTGTTTTTAATTATGAATAATCAAAATACTCCAAAAGCTTTTTTGATTTTAACCGAATCAAAAATTAATGATGAGTCAATACAAACTGTAAACGCTAGATTACTATGGAAATGGATTGAATCAAAGAGCCGCTTTAATGATTGGATAAAGCGTAGAATTCAAGAAGGTAGATTTCAAGAAAATAAAGATTTTATTACTGTACTCAAAAAAATGAAAGTTATAAATCAACAAGTTACAACTCATGTTGGTGATCCAATTGAGTACTACATATCACTAGATATGGCTAAACATTTAGCCATGATGGAACGTAATGATAAAGGTTTTGAAGCTCGTCAGTATTTTATTCAGTGCGAAAGAGAATTACTTAAACAACAACGCCAGCAATTTCACATGCCCCATGGCTACCCGCAAATGTTGGAAGCCGCACGTAATGATTGGAAAGGAAAACGCAATGAATTAATTCAGTGTTTAAGCGACCATCTCCAAGTTTGGGATCGTAAACGTAAAAGCTTATTTACTGATTTGATGTATATGAACATCATCGAAACACGAGCATCTACTCTTCGTGAATATTTTGGATTAGTGAGACCCCAACAATTAACTCGTGATTTTTTACATCAATATCCGCAAGAAGCTTTATGTGAACTGGAATGCAGATTGATCGATGGCATTATTAGCGGTTCAATTAATTGTTACTCAGAATTAATTGAAGCAATTGATGTTATGGCTCCCATGATTCGATCCATGAAAGAGTTTCAAACTGGAAGAATTCCATTAACCACACATGCTTTCCCAATTATCCATGCTCCCACTCGACATTAAAAGGTATAAATACGAACTAAATCCGTACCATCCCCACGATTGGAGTTTTACCCATGAATATTGTTGAAATTGATGATAGCTGGAAACAACCCATTGAAACGATGCCGTTATTGCAAGCGTTCCCCGATCTTTTAAAATTTAAAGAGTCCAATGTCACTGAATTTAAAGAGTTCAGCGAGCGGAAAGTGGTGTTGAGTCAAGATCATGATCGGTTGTTTGGAGTGTTTAATGCAAAGAGTGTTGTTGTTCCGCATACGGAATTGGTGGATATTTTAAGTGATGCATATCACCAATTGTATAAAGATCAAGAAGGAACAATGAATATTATTTCAATGAAAGATGGCGCTGCTATCCAAATTGAAATGGATCTTCCATTGGAACGACAACTGGATATTGGCAATGGTGATAAGTCCAATTTGAAATTGTACGCATATAATTCTTATGATCGTAGTTTGGGATTGAAATTACGTACCGGAGTGATGCGGTTGATTTGTATGAACGGTGCGATGATTGGTGATCAGATCGGTAAATTGAATGCACGAGAATTGCTGGATGGTTGGTCAACTCGATCATTAGCAGCGAAAGTGCGGCGACTGATTGATAACAGTTATAAAGTCACAGATGTTTGGCAAAGTTGGCTAGACGTGGAAGTGCCATACAGTGCGGCGGAAAAAGTATTGACTCGTTCATTTCCGCGTAAGTTTGTGGAACCCGTACTGGAACCAACTCTTTATCCAATGAATATGTACGATTTGTACAATCATATGACGCGGCGCAGTACTCACGACACCCGAACAGATCGTAGTAAGATCTTATTCGATACTCAAATCAGTTCCATTTTTTATGGAAACAAACTGATTAATGCTATTCGTGAAGCTGATCCAACTTCGCAAGTAGATCAAGCCAATGCAGTGATGCAAGAAACTTATTTGGATCATGATATTTCCGACATCGTGACGGAAACGGCTGAAATCCATCATCGTTAAGCCACCAAAACGGCGATTGTAGCCCCGTTATACTACCCGGCAATAGTCGGGTAGCCAGTTAAAATTTAAACGGCTTAAAACGGTGTTTTTAATGAACGCTTTAATCATATCAGATTTACATTTAACAGAAAACATTCATGAAGAATATCGTTGGTCAGTGTTTTCAACAGTACGGGAATATTTAAAACAACATAAAATACCTGATTTATTTATTTTGGGTGATTTACTGGATAAAAAAGATCGTCATCCAGCAGAATTGGTCAATCATCTGATCAATGAATTAGTGGAATGTTCGAAGATTGCGCATGTGACGATCTTAAAAGGTAATCATGATTATTTGAAACCGGAGCATCCATTTTTAGATTTTTTAAATTATATTGACTATATTACTTGGATTGATCAACCCCGATTAATATTAGAAGATAATGACAAGATACTGTGGCTGCCACACAGCCGTACCCCGGAAGTGGATTGGAAAGATTTAGAATACTATGATTTAAATTTTATATTTATGCATCAGAGTGTGATTGGTTGTAAAGTCAGCAACATGTTCGAAATGAATCATGGTCTAAATTTGAAATGGCTTACGTCGCGCACTACTGCAAAGATTTATTCGGGAGATATTCATGTTCCACAAGACATCGATGTATTAACGTACATCGGGACACCACATCCAGTCTCCTTTGGAGACCATTATCAACCACGGATGTTGCATCTGAAGGGTCGTACTCATACTGAGATTCCACTGTTTACCATCCAACGATTAGCGTTAACTGTAGAATCTTTAGAAGATCTTAAAATTCAATGTGAGTGTTTTAACACCAAACCGGGAGATCATTTAAAGATTAAAATTATACTGCCGCATAGTGAATTATCTCAATGGTCTGATTTAAAACAAGTTATTCAAGCATGGTGTGAACATAAAGAATTAAAATTATTTGATCTGACATTGGAAAAATTTACTTCTGAAGAAGAATTGGTAACTACATCTTCTAAGTTTAAACATATTGATCCATTTGCTGCGTTGGAAGAATACACAAAACAAACCCAACTGGATGCGTTTACCGTTCAATTGGGTAAAGATTTATTAACTACCGCATTGCAAAAATGATTGGAGTAATGTGATGAAATACGTACTACCATCAGAACAATTATTATTTAATCTGGGTTATAGAAAAGATGTTGGTTATCAAAAAGGATGGTATCAAATTATCTATACAAAAGAAAGACTTGGAATAAAAAGTATTGGTGTATTGTATTGTGGAAAATATGCAATTCCAATTTTAGAAGATATAAAAGAAGCAATTGAGAGCTTAGGGAGTTAAGATGCATCCCAGTTTATTGATTATTGATTTTGCTAATACCTTAATGCGGAGTATTCATGTACATCCGCAATTAGAGTTTAATGGAATTCCCACGGGAGGTCTATTTGGTGTTATTAATCAATTTGCAAATCAGATCAACAAATACTATCCAACACATATCTTAGTATGTAAAGACAGTCCACCATATCTTCGCAAAAAACAATATCCAGAATATAAACAAAATAGAAAAAAATTAGATTCCAATGATGATTTTTCCCGAATTGTTAAAACCAGTTTTCAACTCGCTGAAGAGTTTTGTGGAAATATTGATGTCCCCGTATGGAGTATTGCGGGGTTGGAAGCAGACGATCTCATTGCTCAAGCTCTTTTAAAATATTCAGATCTTTATAAAAAGATTTATGTATTGTCTAATGATGATGATCTTAATCAATTTTTAGATTTACAAAATTTAATTTTACTTCGTAAAAATAAAGAATATAATTGGGAAAATTTTAATCAAGATTATCCATCCATTACTCCAAAAGATTGGGTGATGCTCACTGCCATGACGGGAACCCATAATGCAGTCAAAGGCATTGATCGAATTGGAATAAAAACCGCATTAAAGATTATGAATGATGTGGTTAAATTGGAAAGTACGTATCAACAACATAAAGAATTATTGGAATTAAATTACAGTTTAATTCAATTACCATATCCCAAGTTTAATTGGAAGACTGTAGAAATACCGGAATTAAATACTCCGAAGATGAGTGAAATGAAATTAATGAGGTATATTGAACAGTACGGTATACGTTATAGTACGATCATGATGGAAGCTTTTTCAAAATACTCTATCAGGAATAAATTGTATGTCTGAAAAAATAACAGGTAGTTTACAAGAAAATCTTTTATCACTTCTCATTTTTAATGATCGCGCCGCCAGTATTATTTTTGGAATCATTGAACCCGGTTTATTTGAAAGTGATTTTTATAAAGAAATTGTACGGATTGCCATTGAGTATTACAAACAATATAAACAACCACCCAAAGAACATATTGCCGATATTTTAGAAGCTAAAATACAAGATCGTACTAATCCAAAAAGTGGAGAACTGTATACTAAGTTACTAACGAATTTATTTCAAACTAAAGATTCTATTAACGAAGATTTCGTACTTGATCAACTCAATCAATTTGTCAGACGACAACGACTTAAAGGTGCGATTGTTGAAGCCGCATTACTGATTAAAGACGAAACCAGTGAATCGTTAGTTATTGCTGAAAACACTCTCAATAAATGTTTAAAAGGCCAACTTCAAGTCTTTGATCGTGGATTATCTTTTAATGATCCAAAAAGACTGATACAAGTTTTAAAAGAAAAGATTTTACCACCATATCCATACGGCATTCGACAATTAGAAGATCAACAAATTGGACCGGCTCCCGGTGAATTGTTTATATTTTTAGCATCTGTATCTCGTGGAAAGTCTTGGCAATTGATTAATATTGGCCGACAATGTCTTCAACATCGAAAAAAAGTTCTTCATGTCACACTGGAGATGCCGGAAGCTCAAGTTGCACAACGTTACTTACAATGTTTATATTCACTCAGTGCTCATGCAACACAAGAAATTCAAAAGATACAGATCAGTACTTTTAACCATGATGGTTTGGGAAGACTGTCGGGTTTAGCTGTAGAAGAGTTAAATCGACCTTCAGTTAAGCATGATAATACTTTAGCTACATTAACTAAAAAGTTGGAACGGTATAAAGGACGACAAGCACTGGAAATTAAAGGATTTCCTACCGGGTCATTATCAATCGAAGGTCTTGAAGTCTTTTTAGATAATTTAGATCGATTGTACAATTACGTTCCAGATGTGTTATTATTGGATTATGCTGATCTAATGAAATTAGATTATAAAAATCTTCGTACTAGTACGGGTGAAATTTATAAAGAATTACGAAGAATTGCTGTAGAACGAAACATTGCTATGGTGACAGCTTCACAAGCCAATCGCATGGCAGAAGATGCAAAAGTTATTACGCTGAAGCATCTTGCTGAAGATTATTCAAAAGCAGCAACAGCAGATACGGTAATTGCATTCTGTCAAACGGCTCAAGAAAAGACTTTGGGTTTAGCTCGTTTGTTTGTCGCTAAAGCTCGTGGACAAGAGAGTGGGCAGATGGTGCTCATTTCACAAGCTTACGGACTGGGGCAATTTTGTATGGACAGTACCAGTATTAATGATCGTTACTGGACGATGTTAGAAGAACCGAGTGCGGACTCTGAAACTCCCACACAGCCACAACGACCCCGTTTCCGACCCAGGAATAGTTCATGATTCGCAAAGAAGCGGTAAAAGAATTTATAAATCAACCCAGAGAATCTTTTGATTGGATTAAGCAAGCATCGCGTCAAGAATTAGAGACTGCGATTAAAGAGTTGTGTCCACAGTTTGAAACAAAAACTCAACTGTTCACTCATCAACTTGCCAGTGTGTATTTGGGCTTATGTTTCGATGGATTTTTATATTTTTTAGATATGGGGCTAGGCAAAGAGCAGCCATTAACCAGTAAAATTTTAACACCTTCTGGTTGGAAATTAATGGGTGATATTTGTGTGGGTGATGAAATTTGCCATCCAAATGGCGCAACATCTGTGGTGTTAAATACATTTCCACAAGGTGTTAAAGATGTTTATAAAGTTACATTTACGGATGGTAGTAGTACTGAATGTGGTGAAGAACATTTGTGGACAGTGACTACACCGGGAATGAAGTGGAAAGGTTATGGTTATCGTACTTGGCCGTTATCACGTATTAAACAAAGAATACGTGATACATCTAATAATTTAGTTCATTTTATTCCAATGACTCAACCAGTAACTTTAACTGATAAAAGAAAAGAACCTTTTATCATTCATCCTTATGCATTGGGTTGTCTGATTGGTGATGGTAGTTTGTCTGGAAATAAAATTTCTTTGACTAAAGGTGATAAAGAACTTTTTATTTTAGTTGAACAGTATTTTCCAGATACATTGATGTTTTCAAATTTACAAGGAATTACACAAAACATAAAAAGAATTTCAAAAAAAATACCACAAAATACATGGGTAAATGAAATACG